ATCCCGATTTCGGAATGTGAAGAGGAACCAACGCATCCCGCCCCGAGAGATCAGGGCGAACTTTGCGGTGATCCGCGACAAGGACTTTGTAGTCTTCAAGTGTTGCCTGTTCCCCGTCCACCTGAACGAATGCAGGGGATTCAATGATATCGAAAAGCAGAGGCGAAACCTCTTGATCTCCGATTGCGTTAACGTGTTGCGCGAGGCCATGCCATTCGGTTCCCTGAACGGAAAGAACGATATCATGGGGTTGTTCGATTTTGTGACTCATATGTGTTTTTGTGTTTGTGTTTTGTGGTTTTATCGTTCCGCATTTTGTCACCCTATCGGGGCAAAGTTTGGTTCGATGAAATTAAAAGTAGCTTGGGAATTCCCGTTGTCAACTGGTTTTTTTAAAATAGTTCAAGAAAGTTTTCGGGCAATGATTCCACGGGAAAAGACAGGTTGCGGTTTGCACCTTGTCACCATCGTGAGAGGATGTCCGAATTTGCCGCCCCGCTTGAATCTGAATTTGCTTTTGTCACCTACTTGATGCCGCGCAAAATCGGCGGAAAATTCCGCTTTTGTCCCGTAGAAAATCGGCTCCCCGATCACCGCGAAACCGACAAGCATTGCTTGTCCCTTCCCCGTCCGAATTAGTCCGACACGCTGGCCGATATAGGGGCGGAGGGAATTCTTTCGCCTCGTTTCAATTGTCTTTTTCCCCGTCAGGATTTGATCGGTGAAAGGTTGCACCTTGTCGTTTATGTTTATGCCCCTTGTCACCTTGTCACGCAAGCCTTCCTTTGTGCTGGATTGTCGGAGGGTCACCATAGCGTGGAGGGAATAAAAAGGGCCGTGCGGGGCATTTAAAGCGCAAAAATCGGGAGGGACGGGGCGGAGGATCGGACTCCGCGCACCCTGTTACCTTATCCGCCGAAAAGGGCAACGTTCAGGTCGCGCACCTTGGCCTGTTGTCCTGTATGTTCCACGGGTTGCCAAGTGTCACCGATTAGCACTGAGACGATGTCATGCGCGTAAACGCTACCCGTCTCCGTGAAGACTCCCTCTACTTCCGCCATGCGGATGTTGCCTTTGCGGTTATCCTGCATAGTCGCCAGCCACCCGTTGCGGAGGCGAAAGCGCATGCCCTTTTTGATTTCGTTTGTTTTCATTTGTATTTTCTTTGATGGGTTTCCCCGTGTTGCTCCCTGTCACACTCAGGAAGCAAAGGCGGGAAAGCCTTAGTGAACACCGATTGCAATCGGGACACCCCGAAACTTTTCAGACCCGCAGGCATGGCCGTGAGGGGTGCAATCCCCACAGCGCCCCGCGCAAACAAATACGCGCCTTCCAGCCTGTTCGCGAACGTCCCGCGCATAATCGGAAAAGCCTGCATTCCGTTTGCTCTGGTAGGCTCTCCCGTGGTCTTTGGCCGTTTCGATAGCAATGAATTCGCCCCGTGCAATGGGAAGACGGGAAACCGCATCCTTTTCCGCTTCTGTCCCGCTTCCCCCACTGGAAAGGTTCAGGAGATAGTTGGACGGGAACCGCGCCCCGCTTTCCGCATAGGCCAGCAGAAGCTTCCATGATTTGCTGTATCCGTATACCTGAAGATCAGGACGCGCAAAGCAAAGGCGGAACCAAAACGCGAGGATTTCGGGGGAAGCAAAATCCCCGTCAACGTAAAGCCGCACAGTAGCACCACGGGGAAGCGCAAACCACGCTTCAACGATTTCATCACGGCCCTTTTTAGTTCGGAGGCGGATTGAATTAATGAGTTGACGCATAACGGACGCAGGATAGCGCCAAGCTTTGAGACTGTAGCAGAATCCACCGAGCAAATCCCCGTTTTCCCCGTAGAGACAGCGTCCCGCCTGTGGGCAATCAATCCCCGCCATGGATGAGAAAGCGAAAAAAGGCAGCTTTCCGTTGCCCTTGGCAAATACTTCTGGAAGCTCCCCGTCATCATATCGGCGGAAAGCTTCCCGATATCCTTTGCCTTTGTCCTTCGCTTTGCTGTGAACCTTGGCCCAAGCTTCGCGTTCCGCAAAAACGGGGCGGAGAGGTTCAATAGATCCAAGCTCAACGCATTGCAAAGCGGCAGCATAAACTTGGAGCATGTATTTTTTGTCTGATTTTTTCATGGCGTGATTCAGTGAGAAAAGAAACAGTTGACGAACGAAAGCCCGAAAAGAAAAAGACTCAAGACTACGCAAAGCGCAAAGCCTGAAGCTTCTTTAAACTCTCGGAGGATGCCCGAAACGTAGAAGGAAGCACGGGATGGGTTTTTAATGATGCAGCGCGCATGAAGCGCAATGCGGTTTGATGGATTGTTTTTCATATGGTTTTTGCGGGATTGTCTCCCCTGCTCCCCGCGACATAAGCCACGGGGAGACGGGGAATCAATTAAGGGTAACGGGCTCCGATGCCTCTAACAATGCGGTGCAATGGCGGATTGCTTCTTCAATCCCCCGCTTCCCCGAAACGTAAGAGATTCCCGTGATATTGGTGAGCAGGGAAAGGAGGTTCTTAGTGCTGCCTCCCTTTGCGGGGGAAGTGATGAACATCCCGATTTGCCTTGCCTTCAATCCGATTCGGATTGCCGAAACGTGAATTCGGGAGAAGGTGATTTGCGTAACGATCTGTTCGGCGGGAATCCCCGAACCCATTGCAGTGGTGTTTTGACTCATAACGGGGACAAGCTAAAGCGGGGGAGGATTGTGGGCAAGTATTATTTTCAATTTATTTTTAGCGGGGGAAATTGGAATTATTACAAATAAGAATTGACGAAGTGCGGGAGAGGGTAGGACACGAAATGTCCGAGGGGGTAAGACATTGAATGTCCTATGCCCCAAGGCGTAATCGGTCAAACGTCCGATTGAAAACGGGCGTGGGCAATTTCCCGTGGGGGATTTCCTTCCGAGGGTTGGCAGGGTGGTGAAGGCTGGGCGGATTATCTCTCCCCATAGGCGAGGAATGGGGGAGGGTTTTTCTTTTCGGGGTTCCCCCCACTCTCCCCCGTTGTTCCCCCTTGGATGGTGCGCTTTCGCGTTGCTTGCCATTGTGCGCTTACTCTGTAGCCTTGGCAATGTCATCATAGCGGACGCACAATCAAAACGCCTCTGCTGGCCGTATAAGCGGAGACTCGCCTATCAAGTCATGGGATCATGGCAGGATGGTGCGACAACAGCGAACCAACTATCAGTGCGGACAGGTGGACGGGACGCATGGCGAGCGTAGCAGTGGGGCAGCGTAGTGGGGCGGGACAGCCCACAGGAACCCATGACACATGACTATCTTCTATCAACACACAGACCCCCACCACACCCGTCTCCCACCCACCCTTCTCTTGGCGCGGGCACTGCGACTGGGAAAATACCCCCTCTCAAAAATTTTCTGTGCAAAAGTAAACCGTCAACAAGTTTATTTAGCCCCCACCCCCGTCTCTTCTCTTTCTGGAGAACCACCTACCCCCTTCTTTTAAACTATCCCCGTCTCAGATATTTTTACCCTATATGTTTACGGCTTAGACATGTTGGGGGGAATGTGTCTATGTTTCGGGGTTTTGTGTACAGGTTCGGGCTGGTTGGGGTTGCAGGAAGGTATCTTCTTCTGTGGAGACGAGGTATAGGTTGGAGTAGGAGTGGTTTTCTATCCTTATCTCTACTTCTTTGTCTTCCTGCTCTTTGGTTAGGGTTGCCCTTATTAGTCCTGAGAGTTGTTTGTAGGTCATCTGGTTGCGGGGTTTAGCCCTCTTGGAAGGAGAGCTTCTGTTCTACGACTAGCCCATGGTAGTTGGCGTAGCTATGGGCTTCTGCCCAGTTGTGGGCGTAGATCACTATTCTATGCTTCTCTCCCCTGAAGAGGTAGATACAGGAGAATGGGATTAGGTTTGTGGGTTCGGGGTCGATCCCGATGTACTCTAGGTATCGGTTGCTCATTGGTCTAGGTCATCTAAGAAGATAGGTGTGTTTTCTCCGACATAGGATCCTGCGATGTTGTAGTCGTAGTACTCTATGGCTTCTGATTCGCTCATACCCTGCTTCTCTAAACATTGGATGGCTTTCTTCTGGGAGTAGATGGCTATTGGTGAGTGGAACTGGTAGCCTATTCCTATAAAGGCTTCTTCTAGGCCGTCTGCGAATACTACGCTTTCTTCTCTCTCCTTTAGGAGTTTGTCTGCCTCTACTGTTGTCATGGTGTTTCGGGCTTGGTCTCAATTGGCCCCAAGGGTATGGGTTGTTTGAGCATAAAGGGCCGCTGGTGGGACTTTCTGCTTGAGGGCTTACGACGATAGCCCACGAGGCACAAAGTGTCTCCTAGGGCGTTGTAGATGGGTAGTAGCCTTCCATCTTTGAGCAGTTTATTGATCTTTGGGTTCACGTTTCGGGGTTTTGGGGTGTGCTTGGCAGCATTGCGGTCTTGCTTTATTCCGATGACTTTTGCTCGCATAAATGTAGTCGTAGTTGTCCCGATACTTCTTTCCATCCACCTTGCGGGGTCTGTCTCCTTTGCCTGCTGCCATGGTTAGAACTCCAATGGGTCAATAACCCATCCTAATTGCGGATGGCGGTCTATGATTCGGCGTTGTAGCCCCTTAACGAAGTCTTCTCCAGACTCCTTGATATCGCTATCCAGCCAGTCGCGGGTGGATTCCAACAGAGATCTTAACGTGGATTCGGCGTGGACGAGATCGTCGTTAAGCTGTGCGATAGTTGCGTTCATGTGTAGTAGATGGGGCGAGAGAAGGAGGAAAACACCAGTAAAAGACCCTCTCCCGCCCCAAAAGCTTAGAAAGCCTCGTCTACTTCCTCTTCCTTCTTGTAAGGAGGAGAGAACTTCAGGCTGATATAGTCCACTCCCTTTTGGGACTTCTGCTTCCAGCCAGCCATATCCAAGGCTACTCCATTGATGATGACTTTACCTTTGTGAGTAGGGGCTTTTGGATTATCACTTTTGTTCGGGAACAACGCCCCCGAATTATCTTTTTGTTGTTGGTTGCTCATTGTATTTATTTTTTTATTGCTGTTTCAGTGATTGACAGCAGATCCACTGTTGGAACTACCGTAATCAAATCTTTTCTTTCGTGGCGTTGGTAAAGTTTATAGACCTCGGGTTGTGGGCTTCGTTCATTCTTTTCTACGGCCCCATCAATAAAATTGACCAGATCTTCTCTTGGAACCACCAGCCAGTAGGATCTTGTTTCAAAGACAATGTAGTTGGCTTGGCCGTAAAGCCACCCCCTGTTTCCGTGGACGTTGCGTAGCTCGACATAGTGCATACGATCTGTGGGTTCGGAGTCTGACCGCCTCCACTTCTTCATGGCCTTAACATCGTACTTCTTACCGAAGGATTCAATATCCCAGTGCTCTTCCATGTCCTGCTCTGGAGTGGAGAATGAGGGCTTGCTAAGTTTTGTGGCAAACCTCTTTTCCGCCGACTGGCCTATCTCATAGCATGTGTCCATTGAGCTATTAGACACCATGGCGTTTTAAATGTTCAAAGTTTTTTGCAAGCCAGACCATAGCCTCTCCGTCATTTCCAACATCCTCTACGTTAACACAATTGTTTGAGATAACCCCATATTCTTGAAGGGCGTTGAGGACTTCTTTCTGGTCGGCAAATCGGGCCTTGATCCAGTTATCCAGCTTATTTCCAGAAGTAGGCATAGACTCCATAAAGCGCAAAAAACCAGAATGTGGTCGTGGCAAGACAAGAAGCAATGAATAGTAGTGGTTTCATTTTGGATTGATGGAATCCTTGATGATTTTTAAAGCCACAACCGTTATGGCGATAACCATTCCGTAAGCAAGTGTGTAGTCGATCATATGTCTTTATCAATGTGTTTTCCTGTCACCTTCCACCATCCGATGAATAGACATCCCATCATGGCGTGGATAATTACGATTGTTTCCATAAAAAGAATAGGGAGAGGGCTATTTGCCCCCTCCCTTGATCTTACTTGAAAATCCGCTTTGCCCAACGGAACAATCCGATACAAGTCTTAACGACTTGTTCCAAATCCTCCCGCTGTATTTTTCCAACATAGCCGATTCCGCCGTATGGCCCGATAATGATTCCAAGATGACTGGTGTCGTACAGCATATTTTCCCACCTCCTTTCTGTTAAAAAACGAAGCGTGAATTATGCCATAATTATTTGGTTCCGTAAAGCGTTACCCAAAGTAATCCCCACTGGGAGAAACAATATCCTCCCCAGATAACTGATAGGGCGATGTTTCCGCGAATTGCCTGTTCAATGGAGACAACCCCGTAGCATATACCCACCGCCCCGATCAGCCAAATACTAGTCATTTTTCTCTTCTTTGGGTTGAGTATCAGGCTCAAGCTGATCAACCATTTCCTTAATACCATCAAAAGTCATCAGGATGTCGGCGGTGGTTTCGTTCTTTTCTCCCTGAATCATCAGGATGTTATCAGTTCCTCCGTTAAGAAGTGTGTAGCCTTTTGCGATATATGCTTTGTCTACACGATCTTGGAGGGTTTCGGGGGCCAGCGGGCTGGCGGTTTTGTTTGCTTCTTCGCTCATAAATATTGATTGTCTGTAAATCGGATGAAAGTTTTTCCATCCATGTACATATGGTCGAGGTGGACGGGTTCCTTGTCAACCCTCCAAAGAAAAAAAGCCGATCCGTCACCTACTCTTTCTTTGGTGATATATCCCTCATGGTCGTGTTCAAACTCCGAATACTCCCGCCATCCGCTAACCCTCTCAAAGGTTCTGGCTAATTCAGTGCTCATAGTTAAGTCCGACAATTAAGATCGGGATTGCTTTGATGTCAAGAAAAAATAACCCTAACCCCAGCCTCGTCAAACATCTGGAGAGCCGCCTTAAAGGAATCGGCCCAGCGTTCGTAGCTTTCTAGATGGGCGTTAAACGGGCAATACACATCCTTGATACCAGACTGAATGATAGACGCCGCGCAATGGGCACATGGCTGGAAGGGCCAGACAAAGATAGAGTATCCAGCCAGAGGCTCCTTGGCCGACAAGATGGCATTCATCTCAGCATGGATTGTGTAGAGAAGCTTAACCTCTCTGTTGGTAATACGATAGTGGGTGTCTTCCACGCCCCTTGGAAAGCCATTAAACCCTACAGAAGCTATGGTTCGGTCTGGTCGGACAATGACCGCGCCAACTTGCGATGAGGCGTCCTTACTCCAAGTGGCAATCTCTTTTGCCAACTTGGTATACCTAGCTATCCACTTGGAATCCATTGTCCTGCAACTTCTTCACCATTCCACCAATCATGGTTGTTTTGAGCTTGCGCTCGTAAGTGTCCTTTGCCCTCCACATCTTTACTTCTGATACAAGAAGATCAATTGTGATTGATGGGTTTTCTCCTTGGAAGGTTGAGTATTCGGAGATTAACTCTTTTATCTCCTCAAGCTGCGAACAGGCGGGACATGGGATATAACTATCCTCGTCTTTTCCGTTGCTGCCATTAAGTCCATCCATCAGATCAATCATAGTATGGATCGGTCAATTTACTAGGTGGAAATAATGCGGTCTTTAAAGGGATGATTTTTTCGGGCATCTGGCTCCATATACGGCTTGTCTCGTAACTTTTCTTGCACCACTTGCGATTATTGAATGTCCAATGGTAGCCCAAGATATAGGCATTGGCCATCTGGGCATAGCGTTTAAGATCCACAGGAAGCTTATTGGCCCGAATCTTACGCACAGATCTCATCTCGCAGTCCCATTCCAGTTCAACGACTAGGCGGATATATTTATCGACGTAGTCCACTCGTTTGCCAGCAAGCCATTCGTCTACAAATCCAAGGGCATCTTCTTTGGATTTGTGCCACTTGGGTCTTTGGATTTGCTGGTCTAGGTGACAGGTCTCATGGACAAAGACATCCAGCCATGTGGAAAGCGGGCGCTTGGTGGCTATGCGTAGCTCTTTATCATCAGCCCACCCTACAGAGGTGGCTTTGCCCGTAATCAGATACTTTTGCGGAACAAAAGACAGCTTGAATCGGCGGTATTTGAGGATAGACCGACCAAGAAAGTTAATGGTGTTTTGATCCATTTATTCCTCTTCTTCGACATCTTCTTCCTCAACTTGTTCAAATAACCTTCTGATAGGGTTGTCGCAAAATCCTTCTTCTTGCTCTGGAAATGGCATCAGAACACCTGTATCATCGTAGGCGACTTTTAGATCAGCATCGAATTGCGACTGTGTCATTTGCCCTATACTACTGGCTTCGCTTCCAAACTTCAATTATCGTTTTTTCGGCTTCGCCTTTTTTCGGCTTCCTTTGCGTGATTTTGAGTTCAATGTCTTTTTCAGTATCCTGCCTGATTGCACCGCAGTATCGTAAAAAATCGATGTAAAACTTGCTCCCGCCGTAGAGTCCATCGGTGTCGAGGAAGAACTTTCGCACACTTTCAATGCGGACAAGCAGGCGTTTTGAGTCTCCTTCTTGATCTTCGATCTTTGCCAGTGGTTCATGCTGAACAGGCTGTTGAGTCCGTGTATTTTGTAATCGACGTTTAGCCGCAATATCAGTTCTTTCATAGACTCCTTTCTTTGTTTCTACATAGCCTGCGGGGATGGCGTTCATGGATTCGGGATTTCATTTAAGTATTTTTCAGCATCTTCTTTATATCTAAAATAAGGTGCGTATTTGTAGATCCACTTAGGCCCGATACCAACTTCTTCAAAGTTTTTCCAAAATAACCATTTTTTGTATTGAGGGTAGTAAACAGTAATTTCCTGCCATTTTTTATCTAAGTAGCGAAAGTAAGCCTCCTGTTTTACTTCTTGAATTCTGTATTTCATTGCTTCCACTCATCAGCTACTTGTTTCATGGCGGCGTAATGCGAACCTTCCAGTTTGCCAGTCTTTAGCATTTTTTCTTCGGCGCGGTATTCCACTTCTTGGACGAAAACGGAGATCACAAGGTTGATTGTTTCGCGATCTATATCTTTAAGTTTCTCTTTCATTGCTCAAGCAATACTTCCTCTTTAAGTCTTTCGGCTTCGGGGTCGGGGGCGATGCACATCATCAGTGCTTGGCGGGCCTTCTCCAGTTGTTTTTCTTTCTGCTGTAGCAATACTTCAAACACATCCGCATGGACGGGGTTGATGTTGGAATAGACTCGTCCAACGGTCATTTGATGATCCCCTCTTCACGGGCAATGGCCTCAATCTGGCTTACATACTCGCGGGTACAATTGAATTGTTCGGCAACAGCAGTGAAGTTGGTTTCGGGGTTGTTCATAATAAAACCCAAAATCTTGAAAGACCTTCCCCCATTGGACAGACGCCTCTTGGTGGTTTTCTTGCGCCTCGCCCGAATGCCAGTGCGCTTCAACGCCGAAGCCATAGCATGGTAGCTTGATCCGTGTTTTACGGCCAGTTCGCCAATGGTGATTTCGGGGTTTTCCTGAATTTCAGTAGGTAGAGTAGATGTGTTGATCATATAATTATGTATTGACATTACACAGTAGCTGGGCTTTACTTGCCGTCAAATATTAATATTTCGGGGGCGTGGAGACTTTCGTTTCTGCGCCCTCTGTGGTTTACTGGCTTTCCTCTGCTCCCTGTGGAACAATTTGTGGCAGATCTTGCATAGGCAGATCAGGTCATCCAGATGGTTGAGTTCGTCTCCTTGGTGTTCGTAAGTCCTGTGGTGGGCTTGAAGAGCTAAAGGACTATTGCAAACCCCACACCTCCAGCCGTAGCGTTTCTTCACTAGACGGCTTACTTCCCTCCAGTAAGGGGTGTGCAAGTAGGCTTTGTAGGATTCTTTATCCACAGAAAGATCTTACTCTCTTGTTGACTCTGTGCAACTCCAGTGTATTCTGTGCCTTTCCTTGCATCTGGGTGCGGTTCCGTTTGCGGTGTCTTATCGTTGACTTGTTATTCGGGGCCGCACCCTCTTTTTTGATTGACTCTTGTTTGAACGTTTTGTAGGGTCGCGGTGTCAACGACATGACAGGCACCGCAAAGTGGGCGTGAAATATGCCACTAAACCCCGTAACGAGGTATGCAAGGATTAAACCGCCGCACTTACGGATACAGCCATCCGTCCCATAGCCTGAACACATTGCGGCGTGGGAATCTCTGGTTTTTGAAAGAAAAAGATATAAGTATTTCTTTCAAGCCTGACACATAAAATATACAAAAATTGTGTCAGCCAACAGAGTAAGCGCGAGGGATCATACCCTCGGAGGTTGATTGCGGTTGTTTGAAGGTCTATTAGCGGCTTCGGAGCCTAGACCGCAATCTGTGGAATAAAGCGGAGGACTCACTCATAGGAATGAGAATCCAATTTTGACTATGCCTTTGCCCCTGCGGGGGCGAGGTGTAGTCAATCGGTCGGATCTAGCTCAAGGAATTATTAATCCAATGACGGCGGCGTTCGGGGTTCAAGCGAAAGAGAGCCGCTATATAGGCGGGCGCACGGCTTTAGCCCGCCGAATACCCCCAAAGAAAAAAAACATTGAACGCCCCGAAGGGGATGTGGTCTATTACTCCATGAAAAATTTACGGGGGAGAATAGGTTCGACGCGCCATTTAATGCGCGGACTCGGCTGCAATGCCGACTCCTCCACCACTTTTGGAGGTGGGGAGACCCAGCATGAAAATGCGAAAGCTTCAAAGGTCGGGGGGCCAATGAAGTCCGCGCCACCCTGCCTCCAATCTCTTTTATGAAAAAACTACTACTGTTATTAACACTGGCTACAAATATTCAGGCACAAGACGGTAGCTTTTCGGGTACAGTCTTTGATTTGGATTCGGGCCGTATTCAAGTTATCAACGGATCTGTTGATTCCCCACAACCAAAGGATACCCTTCTTCAGACCATGAGGCGGATCAATGCAGAGTTAAAAGAATCAAACGACCGTTTAAGCGCGGAGATTGCGGCAAGCCATCAGCTTGAAGAACTCCGCCGTCAGACGCGACTCCTTCAACAGATTGCCGACAAATGAGCAATTATCTCAACGTCAATATACCTACCTTCTTTGCCTTTGTAGACGAGGGATTCTTTTATGATTTGGAACCCAACGTCAATCGCGAAAGGCAGCTAGTCGAGGTATTTGCCTATACGTCAATTCCACAACGTTGCGGAATGTTTAGTGTGATGACGGAATACGGAAGCCAACACGCCAGAGTCCCAATCCACTATCTCCACACTGATGATGTTGGAGGGACGTTTTATCCGTTAGACTGGATACAACTCTGGGACTCTATGAGCTACTATTGCTCGGTCAATATCCTAGACTACTGCAAGAATCGTGCGGCAAACATCATGCTCAAGAACAAATCTTTTGAGGCGGCTAAGTATATGTTCACCTTGGACTGGTGTTTCGGGCCTCAATATACTAGCGGCTACGGAGAAATGGCCGCTGGGCATAAATGCGGCCATGTATTTGCGGGCGATGGGCAATATTTCATTCAACCAAATAATCGTGTGTTGTGGATGGATGGTGGATCGTTTATTGCCAAGAAATTTCCCATCAAGCCCGACTGGAAGGTATTTAGCCAAGAATTCAGTTGCGAGCATGTCGGAAGCCGCTGGGTCAGCGAAAGCGAGGAGGAACTATGGTTCTACGATTTCAAAGAGCAGGGATAGTTTTAGCACTACTTATTGCAAGTGGTTGTGTTTCCTATCCAAGACCTTATCCATGGAACTTCCCCCCAGAAGAGGAGTGGAACCAGCCTTTTGAAACAAGTTGGCAGAATGCCGTGGATACCTATCGAAGACTTACTTCTCCGAAGGGGAGGGTCTGGGATCCTCTGATGCAGAATTATCAGCAAGACCTATCTTATGAACGTCGATAATCCAACCAGCTTTGCGGGCCTCCTTGCCGTTGGCGTGGAGCCAATCGTGACACTGGCGGCAAAGAGCCGCGAAGTATTCGTAACGGCACAGCCATTGACCAACCCTGCCCGCCTTGTGGTGGAGATCGGTTGCTTTTTTACTCTTGCAGCGTTCACACTGTGGGTGGAGGGCAAGGTACGCCTTTTTCTCCTTTGCATACTGATTGTATTCACCTTGGCGTTTTTTCGATGCAGCCCGCAACCAGTTGCCGCGCTTCAGGGGAGTTTTTGAACGAAGTGGAGTTTTTCTTGTCATACCTACTATGATTACTTGGAATGATTACAACCAGATGAAGCCCGATACAGAGGGAATCTATCTTATCAAAAACGACGAGTCAAACCCTCCTTTGAGGTGGGCTTGCCACTACCACCCACACCATGGGTGGAGCGGTGTTGGACATATCCTTGAGCGCGTGATTAAGTACTGGAGTCCATGGCCAGATTCAAAGTAGTTTTAACGGTCATCAATGAAGACTCTGTCACCCCATTCGTGGCTGGCCCCAGATTTCGTAGAGGAACCCCCATGCCAATGGAGGCGTTGTTCGCTGAACGTGGCGGTTATTTCTTTGACCCAGAATCAGAAGTCGAGATGGCCAGAACATGCGCTGAACAGTTTGCCAAATACATCAACCAATCAGAGAAAAAAAAGAAAAAATGAGCGAAAGTAATAAAACTTACATTGTGTGTTACGGAGAGAAAGTTGTGGAGCTTCACAAACACGGACTCAGCAAGGAAGAAGCTGAGATGGAAGCCCACAAACTTATGGGACAAGGATACAAAAATGTGCGAGTGCGTCTGGAGGATCCCGTCCATCCGACTTGGCCGCTCAACTTTGACGCACAATGAACATTGTCTTTGCCTACCACAACGGAGACGCCGAACTGGCCATGGAGTCAGCTAAGGCTATTACAGCCATGGGACTCAATATGCGTCACAAAGCCTATGTCTGTACCAAACAAGGTACTAAAGATAGTAACGCAATCATCCAAGAACTGAAAAAGTCTTTTCAAGAAGTGGATCAGATGTTTGTCCAAGACGGGTTTGACGGATGGCCGCTTGGCCCGAACCAAATATTTGCTGATGCGGCTGCTGCCATGTACGCCACTGGCGTACCATTTTATTTCTGGGAGCCAGATTGTGTTCCGATGAAAGAAGGGTGGGTGGATGACTTGGACACTGAATACCATAAAAAAATCGGCATCATGGGTCATCTCTATGAAGGAGGCATGGCAACCAATGGGAAGAATATCTACAAGATGATTGTGGGTAGCGCGGTGTATCCGCACAACTTCTTAGACTTTTGCCCATCCGCACAGTCCTTGTCCACCTATAATTTGGCTTACAAGAACGCAGGGACAATTCCAGAGCCTTGGGATGTTCGTTGTCGTTGGGATTTTATGGCTATTGGCCGCGACACTCCACTTATCCGAACCTACTGGAAAAGTGTGAACTATCAGTGGAAAGATGGGAAGATTGTCTTCTACGCTGAAGACCCCGAAGCCCAAGCCGTTCAAGGAGTCACTTGCCCAGACAGAACCATTTCCAGCCAAGCCGTTGTCATCCACGGATGTAAAGACGGATCTCTCCATAAAATGGCGCAAGAGGGATTTCCAATGCCGTCAGATTCCACGGGATTAAATACCCCATCGAATTCGATGGGTTTAGAAGTCACAGATGGCGACTTAGCGCCCTACCCAATCCAAGTCCTATGCGAGGCCGTTGGTGTGACTACGAAGGAAAAAAGATTGCGGGCGGTCAAGCAAGCCCCGCTCAAAAAAGCGAAAAAGAAGCGGGTTATCTCTGAAGAAGAGCGCGAACGCCGCAGACAATCGATGTTGGCGATTTTGCAAAGAAAGCGTGAACGAAAGACCCAATCGGCTGTCTAACGCTTCCTATGCACGAAGTCATTCACGAACCATCGGCTGAAACCGCAATCCTTTCCTGCCTCTGTCATGCGCCGACAGAGGATCAAAGAGAGATTCTTCTATCCATTAAAGAGGATCATTTCTACCTACAGGAGAACAAGATCATCTTTCGGGCGATCATGCGCTGTATCGCCAAGGGGATGCAGGCCGATATCATCAATGTCAAAGGAGAAATCGAAGCTGCCAACGAATACGACATCATTGGCGGTGAACAGAAAATTGCAGAAGTTGCAACTTCGTGTGTGGCCCATAATAACTGGAAACGTTACTACCCCAAGCTGGAGGAAGCTCGCTACCGCAGATCATTGGAATACTTGGCCAACGATATGGTTCATAAGGCCAGAGACCGCGAGCTAAAGATCGAAGAACTCAAGAACTGGTCTGAAACCACAGTGATGCGGGCTGACTATGAGATTGATGACGGCAACAAACTTTCTATCGTCAATGCCTTAGACCGCGCTGCCCAGAACATCGAATCTACGATTGCTGGCAAGCCCTGCATTGGCATTCGCACTGGAATCACACCATTGGACGATCTTTTGATGTTTGGATTGCGCGGAGGAGACATGGTTGTCTTGGCCGCAAGGCCAGCAGTGGGAAAGACGGCAAGCGCCCTTCAGATTGCGGAAAATGTGGCATTGAATCAGAAGAAGCGTGTTCTTATCTTCTCATTGGAAATGACAAGCGTTGCCTTAATGGAACGCATGATCCGCTCGCGGGCGCGTGTGGGTGCGGCTGATATTCTTTCTGGCAGGGTAACCCCGCATCAAAAACAATCTCTTGGACGGGCTGTTCAAGAAATCCAAGGCTCGGAGATTATTTGTGACGATAGCTCGGCAAAGTCCATTGGTTATCTCAAAGCTGTAGCCCGCCGCGCCCACCAACGCACTCCATTAGATCTCATTATCATTGACTACCTACAGTTAGTGAAAGGTGATAGCAAGCGTGGTAAGGACAATCGCGTGTGCGAAGTTGAGGAGATTAGCGGAGGAATCAAAGACCTTGCCAAGACTCTCAAAGTACCAGTTTTGGTACTGGCTCAACTTAATCGCGATCCAGATAAGCGCGGAGGACGCCCAAGCCTTTCAGACCTAAAGGGTTCTGGAGCTATTGAACAAGATTCTGATATCGTCATCATGCTCCATAGCGAAGAATCACAAGATCACGGACAAATGCCAACTATGGAATTTATCGTTGGCAAGCATCGTGACGGCCCTACTGGTGTTGCCAATATGTACTTCAACAAGGCAATTACTCGCTTTGAGCCTGCTTAGACTTCCAGCAAAAGTCTGGGAAGTTCAATCCTTCACCGCCCTGCACATTCACTGGTAAGTGAACGCTCACGGCGTTATAGCATCCGCAAATTCCACAAGCTTTTAATTGTGGGTCGTAAGAAGTCTTTCTGGCTCCAGCAATATGCGGAAGCATCCCAGCAATGCCCTTACATCCCCAGCATCCAGAGGTTGCAATTTGGTGTGGACAGGCCGCGCAAATCTTAGCCCGCCGTTCTGCTTCTTCTTGAGAGACAAGCTCAAACTTTCCATTGATGGCAAATTGATACATGGCCTTAACCCATCGAACAATCTGTGCAAATCCTAATGTTTGTTTCTCTTGTGTGCATGGAATGCAATGCACATGACCAGCCATGCGGTCACAAAGATTGTGTTCTATTTGTGACACAAAATCTATTGGCGGCGTAATACCCTTTGAGATTAGAAGCTTCTCGCAGTTATTTACCATGTCATTCCAATCGCCTCCGCGAACTGGCTCATCAAGAACGGGGCATTTTACCCACCAGCCTTGTGGCGGAACATCGCTTTTGCGGGAATAACAAAACCTCGGACTATTCATTGACTACAAGTTCTGCTTCGTAGGTTGAGTCTTCGGGAATCTTCATGGACTCTAGTTTGGTTGCAATATTAATCTGGATGGCATTTTGCTGATTCGGGCCTTCTGAAAAATTGATAGATGCCGCCTCGGCAAGTTGTTTAATGTTTCTCATCATGCCAAGAGCCTCCATGCCGTCTAGATCTTGAGCAGCATCAGCGGCCTTGACTAATACTTTACCAGTCAGAAACTTGATCGACTTCTTCATGGTCTCCAATGAAGCCGTAATTTCCGACATCAATGTTGGAACTCCGTCATCTTCCCAAGGGGCTGGAGATTGCTCGTTGGTAAGACGCTCGCGACATTGAATCCAACGTTGGGTATCACGCCACAGACAAACAGTAGATTCGCTTACTTTAAGCTCTTCGGCAATGTCACGCAGGGTGCGCCCCGAACAATACATGGAGAACCCCTTAATGCATTCAAGCCTTCGTCTTTTATCCATCTCTTCCATTTTGGCTGGAGGAGGAACCAAAGCTATAGGCTTTTCAATGTCCCAAGGATAAAGGTTTTCTTTTTCGGGATTATCTTTCCATATCTTGGCATGGTCATCCCACTTCTCGCTATAGATCAACTTTTCTAGCGTAGCTTTGTGCTTGGTTTCCAAAGCTTTCATCACTTCAGGCATGTTTCTTCCAGCGGCATAAAGCCTGAATGCGTTTTGTTTTTTAATGCGGTTTTCGGGGCTATCCCAATCCCGTTCTGCAACCTTGCGCTTTTTCTCCATTGCGATTAGTGTAGTATAAATTTCATAAATGGCAACAGTTGAT